GTGTATTCGGTTTCCTGTTTGACACATAGTCTTTCAATGCGTCTTTGAAGATCATCAATTTTGTCAATCAATAACTTCCCCTGCATTTGCTTCCCTTCTTTCGTTTTAGCTGTCTACTCTGCATCAGATAAAGCACTGATGTGGTGTCTCTTCTACCCATTTACGTCCTTCTTTGCTGTTCAACCATTCTTCTGCTTTTGTGAATTGGTTAACTCGTTTCAATCCAGCACGTTCTTTCAACTCGCCAACAGGCAAATACTTATGGACTTTATTTGGCATCAAGACTTCATAAACACCATCCGTTTTCCCTTTGATCCGCTTTGTCGCTGTCGCAACAATTTTGATTGTTTTATCAACCGTGACCGAGAAACCACATTTGCATGTTCGAGTGAACACCTCATCTTGAATTTCTACGGACCCTTCACCGTCGCCGATTTTGTCATTACCACATTTAGGACAGTTAGCGTATTTTTTTATGAGCTTGTTCGCTTCATATACGTTCATTTCATTTTCTCCTCTCTATTACGAATCAAGCAGTCTGTTTCTTTTTATCGAGCAGTTGCTCAGCTGCCATTTGAATGCCGATCCAATAGCCGATTAATCGGTATGGCAGCCGTTCTCCGAGGTGCCACATCCATTCCATGTCGTCGCTATGAATATCGCCTTGTTCATAGGCGATGCTGAGCTGGATGTGAAAGTTTTCCATGGAGTAACTTTCACTGATAGCCTCGGATACTTGATCGTATACATTTCGGCTGGTTTCATCATTCATATCCCAGTCCTTCTTGTAATCATCAAGTTCTTTTTGGGCTGTTTTATCATCAAAATCCCATCGTTCCTCACAAAACGCAGTTAATTTTCCCGTAAAGTAATATAGATCACAGTCTCTTAATTCTTCAAGCATTGCAGGAAACGTCAACGTATACACGGCTTCGCCTGTATCCCCTGATATAAACACATGATTTCCTGAGAAGACATATTTTACGGCATACATGAATGTGCCTTTTTTACGCCAATTCAGTACTTGTAACCCTTTTTCTCCACTTAATTCAGCAACATGGTCTTTAAACCAGACTTCACGAATTTCTTTCTTAGCCGTCTCTAAATAATCCAATAATTTCACTCCCTTTTTCTTTGTTTTTGTCTTCAGTAATCTGCTTTCTGACGATTGAAATTTTGCTTATTCTTGGCAAAGTAAGCATTGAAAATTTCATTGTCATCAAAACCAAGACCAACGATTAAAACGAGATTAAAAACATACCAAGCATTTCTAAATTGGTATTCTCGTTTGGTGTACTGCTCAAGAGGTTCCGGCATGTTCCCGTCTTCATTGAATGATGCCAGGGTAACAAGTGAAATTGTTTCATTGAGTGCGCCAACAATTCCACCATCAAGACCGTTTTCTTTAGATTCCTCAAGGGCATCGATCCACATGTGTTCTAGTGCCTTTTCCCAACCATTATCAATCACAATCGAGGCAAAGAAGTGCATGCAATCAACGGCTTCTGCTAACGCGCGTTCACGGTTCGTTTCGGCGTGCTTTTTCCAATACTTCCATTCACCTTGGATTTCTTGTGCAAACTCACCAAGTTCCGTGTGCAGCGCAAGCCACTTTTTCGGCAATAAGTTTTTTTGGCTCAAACCATTATTCCGATAGATTTCTTCATCTATGGCTTTTTGTGCTTTAAAAACATCATCCATTGTCCACTCATTTGCTAGATTCATATTTTTTCTCCTTCACCAGTTTTTGCAATTCATCGATGCCACGATCAGTCATTTTGAAAATATGCCTTAATTGATCATTTTCAGCTGCCAAATGCACTGCTCGTTTTTCGTACATTTTCATTCGCCGCTGATGATAGCCATTCACCTTTTCAAGACGTTCAACTTCATCAATGAGATCGTCCATAGCCAATTTTGCTTCCCAAGTGTGCTGTTCAATGTTTCCCTGATATACACCAGGATATGGAGCGTTTTTATAAAATAGTTTCTTGATTTCTTCCAGTAGACTGCTCATCTCGTCTCACTTCCCTGGCGTGTTCCCTTCGGTTCAAGGAACTGAACACTCTCAGCAACAACTTCCGTGATGTATATCCGCTGCCCTTCGTTGTTCTCATAGTTTCGTGTCTGCATCCTACCAGTAACACCGGCAAGGCTTCCCTTATGCAGATACTTAGCAGCGTTCTCTGCTTGAACACGCCATACAACGATTGAAATAAAATCTGCCTCACGTTCACCTTGTTGATTTGAAAATGGTCGATTTACAGCTAACGTGAACTTTGTTACTGCCAAGCCGTTTGGCGTGTAATGCAATTCAGGATCTTTCGTTAGCCGGCCAACCACGATAACCGCATTAATCATCTGCTCACATCCGTTTCCCCCGTAACGATTTCCCAACCATCACGCATTTTTTCACGTGTCTGTTTCCAGGTCAGATACTCGACAGTGAAGATCAGTGCGCCTTCGTTCTTTTTCTGCAAGTACACAAAGTCTCGTCTTTTCATTCGGCACCTTCTTCACAGTGATCGTTGTACTCCAAGATAAGAAGGTTGTCGGGCTTTTTCTCCCAGTAGTCATGTGTGCATCCCTGATCGATCATTAGCCATGCAATCATTTCTTCACGACGTTCTTTACTGAGCACGTGCAGCCCTCCGATCAACATTCACGAATTTGTTGTACTCCTTGATAAAAGCCAGTTCGAATGTTCCCACCGTTCCGTTCCGTTGCTTAGAAATAATGACTTCGATTATGTTGCGCTTTTCGCTGTCCCTGTTGTAATAGTCGTCCCGATAAAGGAATAGAATAGTATCAGCATCTTGCTCGATGTTTCCTGACTCCCTCAAGTCACTCATCATCGGGCGTTTATCCTGTCTCTGCTCGACGCTTCTAGACAACTGAGACAACAGAACCACAGTCACCTTTAAGTCACGTGCCATAATTTTTAACTGCCGAGTGATGTTCCCGACTTCAATCACTCGGTTGTTTGGATTTCCACTCGTTTGAATCAGCTGCAGGTAATCGATCACAACCATGATCTTTGCGTTAGGATTTTCCCTCCGTCGCTTTCTTGTTCTCGCCTTAATGTCCGCAATGCTGACCAGTGGATCATCATAAATGTTCAGGTCAAGGTTACTCAAGTGTCCCATTGACATCGTTACTTTCTGCCACGTATCGTCTCGAAAAAACTTCTTTGGTCTCCGGAGATACATAGCATCGATGTTTCCTGCCGCGCTCACCATACGATCGATCATGCGCATATCGCGCATTTCCAGTTCATACATATCAGCAACTACTTCACGATCAGCAGGATTGCTGTTGGCAGCACCCATGATTAGATTCAATGCAAAGCTTGTTTTTCCCATCGATGGACGAGCACCGATGATGACAAGGTCATCTTCCTGAAATCCATTGAGTGCTATATCCAAGTCCTCATATCCTGTTGCAATTCCAGTGATCTGATCTTCACTACTCGCCCTTTTTTCAAGATCGTCATACCATGCTTCCAGCCGATCTTTAAAACTATATTTAATTTCAGAGGTTCCAGCCATTTCGACTTCTGAAAGTCTGCTGATCATCTTTTCAAAGCAATGTGGATCCGCATCATTCAATCCACCTTCAAATTCTCTTGCAAATTCAAAACCTGTCCGGTATCGCCAAGCTTCCAAAATGTATTTCTCATACTGAGCAAATCCGGACGTTGTCGGAACGCTGTTTGCTAGATCGCTAATGTATTGTGTTCCTTCGATCTCCTGCACTTTGCGACCAGCTGCCGATATGATCGATACAACGTCAACATGATCACCCTTGTTCTCAATAAATCGCATCGTTTTAAAAATCTTTCTGTTTCGTGCGTCGTGAAAATGTTCTGCACTCAATTTTGATTCTTTAATCAGATCGCCATCGTATAAGATACATCCAAGATAGGTTTGTTCGGCTTCCATGTTGTAAAAGGGTTTTGTTAACAGCTGCAGTTCATCATCCAATGCGCTTCACCTCACTTGTATTGATCCCAAGCGTTTTTCTTATATGCCGGATTGTCAGGACTATGATCATCAGGACCCTTGCCTTTTTTAACCACTTCATTCAGATACTCTTCAAAGTGACCTGGACTAAAAAGTGTTGAAGGTCTTAGGTACTGAGCTCTTTCAGAGTCATTGAGCCATTGTTTACACTTTTTATCAATTACCGTCTTGAAATCTTTAATCGAAAACCCTTCTGTTAATCTTTGGTGTATGTAGGATTGGGTTTTCTTCGAATCAGGTTTGTAGTTCGTACCAACTTTTTGATTAAAGTAATTTATGATCTCGACTGTATTCTTTTTAAATAAGTCTTTATCTATATAAGTCTTTTTAGGGTGCACCTCATGCACTAGGGGTGGTGCATCTGGTACACTAGGGTGGTGCATGTCAGACACTAGGGGTGGTGCATCGCATGCACTAGGGTCAACTAAATAATAAAGATTGCTTAAACTATTTCCTTTATCATCTGATCGATTTTTTTTGATCAGATATTTTTTTTCGATTAGTGAATCAATTGACTTAATAGCCCGATTTCTTGATGTTCCAGTCAGTTTTGCAATTGTTTTAAATGACGGCCACGCACTGCTTTTGTGGTTATCTGCATAGCGCATAAGAACGACCAGCGCAGACAACTCATAACTATCCAGATCGTGACGATCAATCACACTGTTTGGCATCCGGAAATAGGGATATTCCCATTTGCTTAATAATTTATCGTCCATAGTGTTCACCTTTCCTTTCCGATCTCACTCGGCTCTTGAACAACGAATCATGTTCGCAATCCAAGAGCCGAGTGAGAACTCGGCGACAAATCATTAAGCGATTACGACAACGGAACCATCATCCACAAGTTCTTGCAGATGATCTGTGATGTAATTTTGAACATTGCGCATTGCTTCCAGCTCCCAAGCACCACCATCCGCTTCGAAAAGCGCACATTTTGGTCCATCTTGTAGCCGCAATACAAAGTCACTTGATGGCTGTTCAACCTCGGTAAACGTTCGGTATGGCTTCAAAACAACCGGATTAGGAACTTCTGCTTTTGCTACGGTTGCAACGCCAACTCTTGCTGTTACGGTTTGAGCAACCCCATCATCACTAGTATTTTGCACTGATCTATCCTCGATGTTTCCGACCACCTGAAGTACAACCGCGCGGTCAGTTTCCGGATCATTATCAAAAGCAGATTGAAGCTTGATGTTAAACGTTTCCGCGTCATAAAATCTGTCAAAATGGAATTCTGGTAGATTGGCATTGGCCTTGATGAACAAATTACGTTCGGCACCTGTGTTGAGCTGACTGGATACTTCAACCGTCGTTGGATCAATCACATGGACCAAGAGCCGATCATCAACTACTGGCAGCCCATCAAACTTAGAACGGATGTATTCGACTAATCCGGAAAGGCTCTGAACGCCAATTGAATCTACTGTTGGTTCTTTGATTAAATGAACCGGTGCCGATGCAAAGGTCTGGCTTCCAACCTCTGTAAATTGTGTGTTTCCAAGCTGAACTAAGTATTGCAGTGCTTCCTTGATCATTTCTTATCACCTGCAGCTTTCTGTTTTTGTGTTTCAAACTTCAAAACCTTGTCTCCCGTATCCGTCGCCTGATCACCTTCTTCATCGATGAATGTTTGACCAGGAATGCCAGACATCAGTTCTTTAGCAACTACACGACCATCGCGATCCTGCCCAATAACGAGCTGCGTTTCAATCTCTTTAGCCGGTACAAGCGTTTTTTTAGCAAGAATGGATAGTCCAGCAAGAGAACGTTTTTCGTCAGGAGCAAACGTCACAGTTAATTGCAATTTGCGTTTCTTTTTCGCGTCCGTGTTTGGATCAGCAATGTTGTTTAGCACTAACTGCAGTTCCTTGTTGAAACGTTCGGCTACTGCACCGCCTGCGATCGTGTCTAGATTAATTTTTTCCACCATGATTCTCACCTCTTCTCATTCTGACGGCTATCATCGTCAGCAGCGCTCACCACTTACGCTGGACAGGGCTTGAAGCCCTGTTTCGAATTTGCTAGAATAAAAGAGAAGATTAATAGATTTTGAACAGTCGTTAATCACTGAGCTTCCGTTGCCGCGGAAGCTTGTTTCATTTTTCGAAAATATTTGATCTTCATCCGCTGCGCATCCCGAGCCGGCCCATAGTGTTCCTTCACCAACATGTTTGTTTCGAAGTTTGCGAAAAATTCATAAAGAGTTTTTGCGTTCATTTTTTCATTTCCTCCAAAGTTTTTTTATTGTGATTATCAAGAGCTTTAATTAGCAATTTCATATCCGCTATTTTTTCGGAATCTGACATAGAACTATCTTTAATGATTGATTCTGATATACCGACAAACGATGCGTAGACCAAACTTGGGTGTTCCTTGACCCCTTCAAAATACTGTTTGAAACGTTCTGCCTTAGTAAGTTCTTTCATATTTCCATCCTCCCAACTTCATTCAATTTGCAAAGCCGATCATAGGTACAGAGAAAACGCTGATACGTTTCACGGTCCATTACCCATAACAGATCATCAATGATGTTTTGCGCCTTCTCACGGTCACTCATTGAACTTTCTCCGCCTTACATTCGCTGCCTAACCATTTGTCGATCTCGTCAAGATCAAAAATAAGTATTTGAGCAGTTGGCCGTCTGAAAGGAATACCATGGGTACGCATTAGACGGTAGATCGTTGATTCCGACATTGGACAACCAAGCGATTCCAAATAACTTCTTAGTGACTTGGCACCTCGTACTTTTCTCATTAGCTCACTTCCTGTTCTTCCAAAAATTTATTGATAAAATAAACCTGACCTTTTCCAGTGACCTTTGTTGTCCTGGTCATCCGAACTGATCCGTCCGGATTATCAATGGCCCGCTTCTTAATCTCGAACAATTTAAGATCCATTGCCTTTTGTGTTGGCATGTTGGAAAATTCGCCACGTTTGCACAGATAACTGTGCGATCGCAACCATTTGAATAACCGATTCTGGCCAATATCCACACCGTTTTGTCTTAATAGTTTTGCAAGCTCCCCGATAAGAATTGAATTTTTTGAAGCTTCAACGGCGTCAGCGAAACGCGCTTTAGGCTGCATGATAGTAACTTGGGTTTCAGCTTCCCTTCTTGCTTCTTGTTCGGTCTTCAGTTGGGTTGCAAGCTTGATGAGAAAATCAGGATCAGTCAACGTTTTTTCAAGCGTTTCAGGCGTCATGTAAGCCCCATTCTTGCGGATAGACGGAAGAACTTCATGATTGACCCACCGTTGAAACGGTTTCGCCTGTGGCTTGCGTGAACCGTTTAAAAGATGATAAAGACCGGATTCACTAATGAAATTTGTTTCCCCTTGACGCCCTAAGTTGAACTTAGACCGTTCATCAGAGTCGAGTGCTTTCAATGCCATGGATACATTCGAAAGGTCAATTACGCCGCATACATCCTGTGCCTTGAACCAAACTATGCCTTCGCAATCAATCACCGATACCGCAAAACCTTTAAAATTAAAATTGCAAATACTAGGCACTTTCATCCAACTCCCTCCTTTTCTCTTCCGTCACCTTTTAGGTGACTCAGGGGTAAAAAAATATCATCAACTTTTCTATTGAAAAGTTTGCGCAATGCAAACATTTCAGTCATGTTAAATTCCGATTGACCGCGTTCTTTTCTCGCGTACGTTGATACAGTGACATCGAGATATTTCGCCATATCCTTCTGAGTTAAGTTTCGCCTTTTTCTAAGGATGAGAAGCTTTTCTTGCATGTCGTCATCTCCCTTCCATGACTTAATAATATCACCTTTTAGGTGACTTGTAAACTGATAAATCGCTTTTTTATATAATTAATATATTATTGTATACCGTTTTGGTGACTTTAGTGTTATAATGGATACAACAAGGGAGGAACAGTTAATGAAGGAAAATATTAATCTAGCAAAATACATTGGAAATAAAATTAAAAATTACAGGGAATCTTTTGGCTTAACACAAGATCAGCTGGCTGAAAAATTAGATACGACAAAACAAACCGTTAGCAGATGGGAAATAGGGCAGAGAAGTCCAAAACAAAATTCGATGTTCATGCTTTCTAATTTATTTAACGTAAGTATGGATGATTTTTACCCGATTGAAGAAAACATGAATAGTGAAATGGTTGATATACCACTTTATGGATCGGTGGCTGCAGGCGCTTTGGCCGAAGTTGAAGGGGTAACTCCGGATGTATCTGAATATATTCAAATTCCGATACAGGTTTTGGGGAAATATGCAAATGATAAGGGGCTTTTCGCTATGCATGTAAACGGTGTGAGTATGGACAAGATTATTCCTCACGGATCATATGTGATTGCTAAAAAACAACCTCAAACAGATTTTAAGGATGGAGATCTTGTTATTTTCAGCCATGACAACGGGTATTCTTTAAAGAGATTTTTGCCACATGCCATTGATGGGTCCATATTATTCAAATCTGAATCTAACGATAACAGGATCAAGGATATAGTTGTACCTTTTGAAACATGCAATGACTTGAAAATACATGCGCGCGTAATCTGGTATTCTATTACATTAGATTAATAGTGTCCAAATTTCATGGGCACTTTCCAACCTTTACATAGAACATACATTCTCTTGAAAGGAGGCGAACACAATGGCATCATATCAATTCATCACGTCAACGAAGGTTAAACTGTATGCAGAATTTGGCTACCGTGATAACGGCACTAGAGCGCGTCGAACCAAAACAGTAACCATAAAGACACCAAACAGCGAACGTGCAGCACAACGCGCACTGGAAGCATTTATTGCCGAAATGTCTAATCAGCAAGAACCAACAAAAAAGATTACATTTAATCAATTCGTCAACGATTGGATGCACACCCATGTTAGTAAGCTGCATTTAAACACCAGGAAGAATTATGAAAAATGTTTGCGTAATGGGATCACAGATTATTTTGGTAAACGGCAGCTTGCTACAATCAAGCCCCTGCACATTCTACGCTTCTTTCAAGAGGAAGAAGCAAAAGGCCATGGTATGGCAAAAGAAAAATGCACGACGCTGCGCAGCATTTTTTCACGCGCAGTCAAATGGGAAGTCATTGAAGATAATCCAATGAAACGAATTGATGCTAAGGATGTACCGAAAGCAAAAGCGCGCGACTGGGATAGAAAATGGTACAACGCCGAGGAATTGGCGCATATGCTTGAAACGCTTGACAACGCGAAGGGGATGCTCAAAAAGACAAAGGTTGAATTTAAGCTGGCCGCCCTTGTTGGTCTTCGTGCGTCGGAGATCGTCGGTTTGCGCAATGAAGCAATCGATTTTAATCATAATACACTCTTGATCGATCGGCAGCTGATTTGGAATCAAGACGAACACCGGCATATGCTTGGACCCACGAAAAGCGGAAAGCCTCGGACTGTATATGTGCCGGAAAAGTTTATGCAAGGCGAGTTCAGAGAGTATGTCACCAAGCACAATAAAATCCGAACTCAATGTGGCAAAGCTTGGTACCAGTTTGTCGATCCTGATTTTTCATCGGACCCAATCAATTTGATTTTTACAACAAGCACTGGGAAACCACACTTTGCGTCTAGCCTTGGCAATCGTTGGAACGCATTTGTCAAAGCACATAAACTTCCCCTACTCAATTTTCATGGGCTGCGTCATAGTTGCTTAAGCTATCAAATTAACCACGGTGCTCTGCCGACCGACGTACAAAAGCAGGCTGGTCACTCGTCACTAGATATTACAACCCGAATTTATGGGCACTCTGAAGATGAAGGCAGACGGCTAGCCGCCAATTTATTCAACGATCTTTTATAACCTTTTTGGTCACTTTTTGGTCACTCGGCATAAAAAATCAATTTTCGGGGGCGCTCGATCCTTTATCCGCCATGGCTTGCGCCATCCCAACGAGCATCGACATCATGCTCAAAATGAACTGTCAACCAAAACGATCGAATACTTACTGCCTTGATCCGTATGCACTATTATATGAAGCAACTGTCAATTGTAGTCACCTATAAAGTACAAAAAGCGACCTTTTCCGATGCTTGGTCACTTTTTGGTCACTCAAAATGAGATCGAAACCTAAGCCTCGTCCCCCCATAATTTTTCAACAGTCGTTCCTAACACGCGTGCCAGCTTTATAGCCACGTGCAGGGACGGCTCTTTTGTTTTTCCCGTCATTAAATTAGACATTGAGCTTCGCGAAATTCCCACCTGCTCTGCCACCCACTGTTTCTGTAGACCGAGTTCAGCAATTCGGCCAGCCAATTTATTCATTGCTTGTTCACCTCACAAAGTACTAATTCGCTCTTAATTTTCAAATACCCTTTTAAATCTTTTTTAAGTGGACAGGCAACGGACAACCTGGCTGCACCATATCATTTACCATGGCAGCTGCCCAGGTAATGGCTCGGGTAGACGTACCCGAGTTTATCGATTGTCCACACATGATACTAAAGGATTTTTAAAATTTGTAATGATAGGAGCGAAACGAAGTGGAAGCGTATATCATTGATTGGCGCGAGACGTTCGCTGAACAACGGAAATGTCGGATTGCCCCAGTGACTACAGGGAGCCTGCTTACCCTGTCCCCTCAGCTGGCACTCGGTCTTGGAATTATCATCGTTGTTGGTGGTGGCGCAATCCTGGCCGCACGCATGGAGCGAAAGCTGGCTGAGCGTGGCAGCGAAAGAGCGCGCGACGTGGCCATAATTACGATGGGAGTTTTGATGGCTCTTGGTTTTGTCGGTTTTGCATGGCTTGTGATTAAAAATCCACTATGGGGGTTATTCAAATGATCTTTTTAAGATGGGATCCATATTACAAACGTTTGCACCATTGTTTCCGTGCATCCGGTCTCTGCCGGCAATGGACGATTGGGAAGAATACGTACGAAGTGCGACCAACAATCCATGCAGTGCAGCGTAAGTTGTCCGAAACTGTCCTGACCTTTACTCTACCCACCGGCATGGATCCGGCATCGGTGCAAAAAGCAGACTATGCGTTTAAACAGGAATTTGGGCGCAATACGGTTGTTTCCGGCGACTTGAAAAAGTTTACCGTACACATTTTCCGGCATAGAATGCCTGCAGAGATTAACTACAAACCGGAGGACGTCAAGGCAGTCATTAACGATATGGCACTGCCAATCATTGTTGGATATGATCAAACGGCGTCACTCGTCAGCTATGACATGCGAACGCATCCGCACTTACTCATAGCCGGCGAAACGGGATACGGAAAATCGACAGAGCTCCGGGCGGTCTTGACCACGCTCATGCTGCACCGGCCGGCCGTTCATTTTATCCTGGCCGACCTTAAACGGTCAGAGTTTCATGTTTTTCGCAAGTGTGCTCCGGTTGACGCGCTCTGCACTGATGCAGATCAGCTGTCACTAGCACTGGATAAGGTCATGGCTGAATTAAAGAAGCGCGGCAAGCTGTTAGATGAGAAGGGACTGACCAGTACAGCCGAAACGGATCTTCCGGATATCATTGTAGCCGTTGACGAAGTCGCGCTTTTAAAGAAGGAGAAAAAGGTCATGACCGCGATCGAGGACATTAGCGCGATCGGTCGGGCGCTTGGTGTCTACTTGATATTAAGCATGCAGCGCCCGGATGCTCAGGTGCTGGATGGAAAGCTGAAGAACAACTTAACCGTCCGTCTTAGCTATAAACAGGCAGACAAGATCAACAGTCGCATTGTACTCGGGAAAGCAGGTGCCGAGGACTTAACTCACCCGGGCCGAGGGCTGCTAAAAATAATGGATACTCGGGTCGTACAATCACCCTACTTGGACGTTACCCGGGCACGTCAAATGCTTGACCCAATCCGTACTCGGGTAGATGATAGCTTGACCGAAGTTGTACCCGAGCAGGAATCGAAACAGCTATTTGATCTACTCGGGGATGATCCTGATGCGTGAACGCGATACCCGGATTCTGAATGACCTGTCGCGTTTCCGTTGCCTGAGCCGAGACGACTTGATTGATCTACACTTTTCCGGACTGGCGAAAGGGGTGTCACGAGCTAATGAAGTCCTGCGTCGGCTTGTCGATCGGGGATTAATTAAAGTGGATCGGACGCATAGCCCATACCTTTACTTTCCGGCTGAATTTAACGTCAATACGGCTAGCCAAAAGATTGATCATTTCCGCGGCATCTTTAAGGTTTACAAGGACCTGAGAAAAAACGGCCTGCTCGAACGGTTTGATGTCGAGCCGAAACTAGGCCCGAAGGGTACGGTTGAACCTGATATTTTTACGATCTGGAAGCGCGCACCATTCTTCATTGAGGTGCAGCAGTCCAACTATATTAATAGCGTCATTACTAAAAAACTGGCTAGGTATGAGCGCTATAAGTATAGCCGTGAATGGGAAAAACTTGACTGGCAGCGCCCGGGAAAAAAGTATTTCCCGAACGTCTGGATCATTGGAGAGCGCCGAATTGAAGGTGCAGGCGTGCTGCAGACGCGCAGTGTCGAAGAATTATTGCAGACGAAGCGCTAAGGCAGATGTATAATAAAGGAAAAAATATGGAGGAATGCCCATGAGATTTATTGTAAGTAGCCCACCTGTTCATCTCCCTAACGGTCTTGTTCTTCATAGAATTCCATCAAGTATTGAAGTAGGATTAATCATTGCAGCCGTTATCCTTTTTATCCCTACCTTTTCCTTTGTCGCGTGGCCAATTATTTTATACTTTATCTTGCGTGAAATTTTTCGGAAGACCTATCTCGTTAAAAATGAAAAAACAGGTGAAAAACTGATTGTTCATCGTGCTGAATATCGTGCATACCATCAGGAATTTAAGCAACGGCTTAAGAAGAAAAACAAAACCGTACACAGCATATCCGATCTTGAGGCCGCCGAAAGAACAAAAGAACTTGAAGCGAAAGCAGACTATCTAAGCAAAATTAATCAAAGTACAAAACAGTAAAAATATACCCGATTTGGATTATAAATCGTAAAAAGTTTGTATTTTTGATCAATAGAGCTTGTATCGACCTCATTTTTGCTAAAAGTGCGATTTGCACAATTTAACCCTATATAAGATACTGTTTTCGAGGGGATTGGCGAGGGCGCCAAAATAGAAAAGGCCCATCCATCTGGGGCGGTGGATGGGCCTTTTTATGCTTATTTTAAGATACACTTATTTCTTTGGCTCTGTATACGTCAGCGCTTGGTCAGAGTCGCCTACGCCCGCCGTTGTCGGGTCGTGGATAATGCCCAAAGAACTGAGTGCTCCGAACACAACGGTGATCGCGTTAAGCGTCACGCTCGTCACCTGTGTGCTGTCAAACTTCACCGCCCATAATCCTGCCACGTTGCCGAAGTTGACGACAGCGGCCGCTACAGCGATTCCTGCTGTTGCAACGGCAGTTACTGTAATCCTGTTCTGTAAACGCAACTTCCAATTAATTTTTGACATGAATGATTCCTCCTAAAAATAAAATGGTGAGCGCCTATTCCACCGTCAACGCTCTGCACTCGCCCCAAAAACGGCTTATGTTCCCAATTGATTAAAACAACTTTGCCCACGAAGCTGGGCCAACAATGCCATCAGCAGACAATCCGTGTCGCTTCTGATAGGCTTGTACCGCCTTTTTCGTAGCCGGGCCAAAGATGCCGTCAGCCCTTACGCCAACCGCATTCTGTACGCGCTGCACATCTTTGCCTTTGCTTCCCTGCTTAATCAGATGACCAGGATAAGGCACGATTGACTTACTAGATGCAGCCTTTTTCTTTGCCGGTGCAGGCTTAACAGACTTCTTAACGGCGGCAGGAGCTTTTTCGCCACCGACAGCATCGTACAGTTCAAAGTGTGGATTGTCCTTAAACGAGCGCCAATCGCCGCCCCACTTGAAGCCCTCTGCCTTCATCGCCGCGACAACTTTACTAAATGGGCCACCTGTCTGCCAAGAAACGGTTTTGCCATCTGCGGAGTATAGGCACAGATCCACGGCAACACCGAAATTGTGATTACTCTGGCCGCCTTTGGCATTGGTAACAATTTTTCCACCTTTCGTACGTCCCTGCGCATACAGCGCATCCTGGTCAGCCTTGGAGCGATAGCCCTGTGCTACACAGATGTAGATGCCTTCCTTTGCTAACTTCTCGATGACCGATCGCGTCTTGTCAGCAACCGCGCGAAGCATGCCTGAATCATCAAGCTTTCTGTTTGCTTTATTAATCAACCAATCTACTGGTAATGTCATGTGAATTCCTCCAATTAAAATAGACGCCCTATGAGCGTCTTAATGAAATAAGCTAATTAATACAGTTACGATCAAGCCGACAACTGATAGCAGTACACCAATAAGCCACCGTCGTGTGCTGACTCGATCCGCTTGCACCTTATCCTCGCGTCGCGATTGATTCTCCTTGTGCTGTTCCAAGTCGGCTTTAACCTCTTGCAAATCATGTCGTGCTTCAATTGCGATTGCTTCGGCTTTGCGTGACCGATTATCCGCCGCTTCAATCTTGGTAAGCGACGAGTTAAACCCTTTGACTTCCCCCCGCAATTCTGCGATCTCACGCTGTATATCCATTAACAACGTGAGTACCCTGTCGTCCTTTACCTCCACCCTACCTCACCGCCCTATTATGCTTGTCCGCCTGCCAGCGTTTCTACCGCTGGTGCAATCAGCGCATTAATCTGCTCCACGTTGCCACCTGCAGCTGTAAACTGTTCCATCGTGATTTTGACGCTGCCGTTGAGATATTCTCCGGTTGTATCGTTCCGACCATTAAACTGGAGCAGAAAACCTGTGATATTTCGTTGTGCATCGTATTGCGCGTTTAGTCCTGTAAATTGATAGTTCATGAATGATTCCTCCTCGAAATTATATAAATTAAAAAGCCCACCACAGAAATGATGAGCCATACATACCAATATTTGATTAGCAACTCCCGATCTGTCATGTGAATGTAGTCATGTAAGAATTCAATCATAGGCATCATCCTAAAATTTTGTATTAAAAAAGCACCTTGTTTATTTGCCAAGTGCTTTGTTTGCTTCTTTTTGCGCTTTTTCTGCCGCCTTAACCGCCTGTTCTGCCGAAGTCTGCGCTTCATTTGCTATTCGTATCGCTTCTTCTGCGCTCATCCTTCTCACCACCTCTCAAACAAAATAAAACGCCTTACTTGGCGCTCTCTTCCTTCGCTTCGTCAGCCGTTTCAAACTGATCAAGCAGGTAATCATACGCATCGGCATCCTGATTGCTCAATTCCTTATCCAAGCTATCAAGTACCTTGTGCACCGTCTGCATGGCGGTTTCTTTTTCTGCACCTGCAATCACAACCTTCTCCTTATAAAGCTCGTTCTTCACTT